ACCTGTGGGACCGCGCCCCGGGACGTCCGGGCGGGTCGCCGCGCTTCGCCCGTCAGTGATGGCTGACCCCCAGACCAGCACGAAGACCGCGACGATCATCGCGGGGACCATGACGCTCGGGGGCGCCGCGGCCGTGCTGACGGTCAATGTCCTCGAGGGCGTCTGGGGCTACACCGCGGACGCGAACACCGGGATCGCGCTGGGGGTGATCTGGAACGCGATCCTGGGCCGGCTGGCGAGGTACACCACATGAAACGACGCGCGTTCTTGAAGGCGCTGCTGGCGGTGCCCGCGGCGGCCGTGGCGATGCCGTTGACGGCGCAGGCGGTGACCACGGCGTTGCCGGATCACGCGTGGACACAGTCCGAGCACCAGTGGATCCTCATGGGGAATCTGCACGTGGCCGCCCCGCGGTACTCCCGCATCCTCTACGGGATCTGCGAGCCATGATCCACTGCTGGGTCAAGATCCGTCGGCATCGGTGGCACTGGCACGCGGGGCTGCACCAGTACTGGGACTACCGCACGTGTCTCGACTGCGGCTGGCCGGGCGGAAATCGTACACACATTGAGGGGACCCCGAGGCGTGGCGAGTAAGGCGGAGGAGGACGCGCATCTCTTCGTCTGGGGCATCTGTATCCAGTGCGGATGCCGGAGCGACTTCGTCTGGCGGTCTGTGGTCCCGCGCGTGAACCCCTGTCCTCGCACCTTGACCCATGTTTCATCCTGACGTCGTCGCGGACCGCCTCCGGATCCTCGAAGAGAGCGGCCGCGTCGCGTCCAACGGCGGCAAGCTCATCGACTACACGGTGGACGATGCCCGCTGGTTCACCCGCCGGCTCAAAGACAACATCGACAAGAACGGGGTCTGGCTCCGTCGGCTGACCCCCGACGAAGAGGAGTACATCACCAACGAGACGTGGCGGGTGATGGTCGATTGGAAGTACTGGGCCGAGCGGTACTGTTACATCCGGAAAGGGGGGAGCTCCCTGGCGCCGATGTACCCGCTCTGGGAGTCGCAAGAGCATGTGCTCGAAGCCCTCGGGAAGCTCGAGAAGCATCGGCACGACACCCGCGACCCGGACGGCTGCCTGCTCGACGTCCTGAAGGCCCGGCAGCTCGGCGTGTCGACGATGACGCAGTCGATCATCGCGCACCGCATCTCCTGCTGGGGCTACACCTACTCGCTCATCGCCGCCGACCGGCCCGAGCAGTCGCTGTACCTCTTTGGCATGCTCGAGATCACCCTCGACCACGTGCCGCCGTACCTCCGATCCCAGGACAAAGGCGGGACCCACCCGAAAGCGGGGCCGATGGTCCTGCAGAACGGGTCGGTCGTCGAAGTGGGCTCGGGCAGAACGATGGTCGGCCAGGATACCGAGGAAGGCGCGGGGCGTGGCCAGATCGGCGTCGGCAAAACGTACTCGGCGTTGCACCTCTCGGAGATTCCGACCTGGCCGTACCCCGAAATGATGGACTCGTCGCTCATCCCGGCCATTCCGCGGGAACACTCGACGTTTTGCGTGCGGGAAGCGACCGCGCAGGGCCGCAACAACTACTGGCACACGCAGTGGCAGCTCGATGTCGCCGGGAAGAACCGCTTCAAGGCCGTCTTCATCCCCTGGTTCATCGAAAAGCAGAAATACTGGATGCCCGTGCCCGACGGGTGGGCCCCCAGCGCCAAGACCCTCGCGTATGTCGCCCGCGCCGAGCAGAATGCGCCCCGGTGGCTCTTTGGCCGGTCGGTCCAGCTCACCACCGAGCAGGTGTACTGGTATGAGACCGAACGGGCGGCCGCCGAAGCCCGCGATAGCTACGAACCGGGGTCGCTGAGCTACTTTTTGGCGAATTACCCCGCCGAGCCCGAGGAATCGTTCCAGCACTCGGGCCGATCGGTCTTTGGGCCCGGATTACTCGATCGGTTGCGGCAACTCTCGCGGCCGATCGTGGCGGCCGTCGATATTCAGCCGGCGGATGAGCTCGCGCAGCTCAAGAGGTCGATGTGACCGACCGCTGGGCCCCCGCTGACAGTTTTTCGCTCCCCGGCGGCTATGGGATGCGGCGGATGTCGCCGCAGGAGTTCGCCACGCACGGGGAAGGGCTTGCGGGGCTCTTTGACATGCTCTTGGTGTTCGAAGCGCCGCGGAAACGGCCCGTGCATCGGCACTACCGCTATGTGATCGGCGCGGACATCTCCGACGGGCTCGGACTCGACCGATCGGTCTGCGATGTGCTCCGGGTGCCGACGATTGCCGAACCGGCGGAGCAAGTCGCGCAATTTGTCACCGATAGCGTCTCCGCCGAGGACTTTGCGCCGATCATCGACGCGATCGGGCGCTGGTACTCGGATCCCGACGGACTCGAGGCCCAGGCGGCCATCGAGATCAACAATCACGGAAAATCGACGCAGGATCTCCTCCAAAAGCACTACGGCTACGGCAACTTCTATCGGTGGCAGTACGTCGACAAGGCGAAGCTCGATGACCGCTTTTCAAAGGCGATCGGGTGGGAAACGTCGGTCCGGACGCGGCCGATCCTCCTTGGACGGCTGGCCACGGCCCTGAAAACGGTCGATTCGATCACCGGGCAGCCCGGCATCATCCTGCACTCCCCGATCACGTTCAACGACCTGGCGGACTTCTATTCGGCGACCGGGCACCTCGCGGATGCCGAAGCGACGCGCGGCGCGCACGATGACTGCGTCTTCTCCATCGCGATTGCCAATTTTGCGGCCGAGCAGCTCCTGGTCGGCGAGCAAGAACCCCTGGCGGACCGTCGACACCGCCAGCACATGGAAGCGGCCGATCGGGAGCGGGCGGCGGGGGAGAACCGGCGAGATTGGCGCAATACCGACTGCACGGCGGCCGAGATGGAGCTGGAGCTCGCGGATGATGATATGGGTATACTGACCGAGGACGAAATCCAGGATCTCGCGGAATCCCACGCGCATGAGAATTACAATCCCTGACGACCTGGCAGACGCCCTCCAAGCCCTGATCCCCGAGAAACCCCTCGAGGAGATTGTTGTCTTCCAGTTGTCACGCTTCGCGTCCGTCAACCCGACGGAACGGATCATTTGTATCCGGAAAGCTGACCGGCAGGCGCTCGAGAAGGTCCTCAAGAACGGATCGGTGTCCACGGCGGGCGAACTGCTCGCGGCGGTGACAAGGCGGGCCAACATCACGATCGGCGGCGTCGCGATCGAGTACACGGGCGCGCAGCTCCGAGAGATCGAAAAACGGGCGCGCAAGAACCGGGTCACGCCCGAAGTGATGCTCCGAGACATTGCCACAGAGACCTCCAAACTGATGCTCGACGAGGTGTAACCATGGACCGCCGCGGATTCCTGTGTGCCCTATGTGCAGTTCCCGCCGCGGCGGCGGGCGTGCGGCTGTCGCCGCCTGCGCTTACCCCCTTTGCGTTGGTGCAGCGACAGATGGAGCGGGGGTTGGAGTACTACCGGCGGACGCTGGACCACGTCGTGTTCTCCGACCCCCTGTATACCAACGGGGGCCTCGGGTGGACGCGCGAGGACGGGGTGGTCGAGTGGATGCCCCCGATCGACGATCATGGCCCTCCATGACTTCAAGTGCCCGGCCTGTGGGCACATTGAGCGGGATCACAACGTCCCGATCGAGATTGGGGCCAAAGCGGGGGCGCCCCCCTGTCCCGAGGGCTGTGTCACCGCGGCGGCCCCAATGAACTACGTGGGGCTCGGGGTGAGCACGCCCAACGCCCAGCGGATGACCTGGATCCCCAAAGTCGGCCGGATGGACGCCTATGGGCCGTTTCAAGAGTTTCAGGCGTCGGATTGCTACGGCAATCCCGTCTTGGTCGAATCGATGGCCGATATCCGGAAAATCGAGCGTGAGAGCGAGCGCGAGTACGATCACGGCGAACGGGCCGATGACGGGTCGCCCTTGGCGCAAAAACAGGTCTGGCGCGACTATTCCCAGGATGCCTCGAATAAAGACGTCCACACCTTCGCCAAACACCCCGATCGCGCCATGACCGACCAAACCGACCGGATCGAGGCCGATCCGCGGTTTGCGGGCAAGCCGTTGACCGAACGCGACGCGGAGAAGATGGCAGGGAAAGAGACCCCGTTTAGCGGCGGGGATCAGCTCGGAGAACACGGATCATGAGGCGGCGCGCGTTTCTCAAGTCGGTCCTGGCCGTCCCCGCGGCCGCGCTGCTCGATCCGCGGGGGACCGGCGTGTCACTCTCGCGGCTCTCGCCGTACTACGCCCTGTCGGCGCAGCATGTGACGACCCCGCTGCCGCTGAGCTTCGCCGAGATCAACCGGATCACGATCGCGCAGATCATGCCGCGGGTGACCCGGGCCTACTTCGCCGAGAGTCCCCTCTACCAGGTCCGGACCCGTGGCTGAGTTCAGTGAGCCGCTGATCGACGGCTTGCCCAAAGCGACCGCCGACACGCTCGAGCACGGGGATCCCCGCGTCATCAGCTGGCTCATCGAAGCGGAAGACGAGGGCGACCGGATCAACCGCGACGACCCCAACTACGAGAAGATCGACACGGCGATGCGGTTCGTGGCCGGGGACCAACGATCGCACATCAAGCGCGACCGTCCGGGCTATCTCCCCTGGGTCACGCTCAACGAGTCCCGCAAGTCGGTGCAAGCGCACGTCTCCACGCTGACCGACCTGAAACCCCTGTTCCAGTACAAGACCGACAACGAGGCGTTCAAGTTCTCGTCCCATGTCCTGAACAAGCGGACCATCGCGTGGTGGATCACGCGGATGACCGACATCGCCCTCGGCGACGTGATCAAGTACGCGCTGGTCGGGGGCACCGGCGACATGAGCTGCGAGTGGGATCCGTACCTCGGCAACTGGGGCGACAACGTCTGGATCGCCCGCGACCCGCGGGACACCCTGCCGATTCGTCCGGGCAATCAACGGGACCTCCAGCTGTGGACCGGGATCGAGCTCCGTGAGGAGTTGCCCCTCAACGTCTTGCGGGTGAAGTGGCCGACCAAGCAGCACCTGTTTCTCACGCCGTCCCCCGATGGGGTCCTCAGCAAATTGCGCGGGCGCCTCCGGTCGGTGGTGCACAGCTTGCAGCGGCCCGTGGGCGATACGCTCGCGGGACTCGACGATTCGGTCCGGGCCAACCCGCGTCTCCCCGCCGGCGGCGTCATCGTCCGGCGCACCTACCTGACCGACCTGACGCGGAACATGACCACCGCGCCGATCACGATGGGGACGCCCGGGACCAACTGGGCGTATGTCGTGCAGCCAGGGGATCTGCTCTATCCCCGGAAGCGGCTCATCGTCTGGACCGAGTCCGGCGTCATCTACGACGGCCCGAATCCCTACTGGCATGGGCTCTATCCCGTGGCCCGGCTGACGCTCTGGGATCTCCCCTGGATGCGGCTCGGCGTCTCGGTCATCAGCGACACGCTCCCGCTCCAGAACCTGATCAACGAGACCACGTCCAATATCGCGATCGGGCTCGACAAGTGGATGGCCCCGACCGTGGCGTTCGATCGGCAGGCGGTGTCGGAAAACTTCATGAAGCTGTACGACCCGCGCCGGAAGAACACGCGGGTGAAGCTCAATGCCGGCTTTGGGGAGGGCTTCAAGCACGTCGATGGGCCCGCCCCGCAGGTCTTGGCCCTGGCGGTCGACTTCCTCGAGCGGATGATCGCCAAGCACAACGATCTCACCTCGACGACCAATTTGGAGTCGCTCCTGCAGCTGCGGCAGATCCCGGGGGCGGACACCATCCAGAAGTTCCAGGATGCGATGACGCCGCAGATCCGGCAAGAGGCGCGGCAGCTCGAGGCGTTCCTCCGCACCCCCGCCGAGATGGTCAAGGTCAACTGGTTCCAGTACGAGACCAAAGCGCACCGCGTCGCGATGGGCGGACAGGCGGCCGAATCGCTCGAAGACTTCGATATGGACCCGGAGACGCTCGTGCCGGCGCTCAATCCGGGCGACGACGGGTATACGAAGGAGCTCGATGCCAACTTGACCCGGGAACAGCGCGCCCAGTTCTTCCACAAGCAATTCGTGTTCACGGTCTCGCCGAACAGCTTGATCGCCCTCAACGCGCAGGAGCTGAAGATGACGCACTTCCAGCTCGCGCGGCAGGGCATGGTGGACTTCTGGACGCTGCTCGAGACCCTCGAGATCGGGAATGTCGGCGAGCCGCCGCCGATCCCCCTGCCGCCGCTCAAGCTCCCGGAGAACCCCGAGGAGATCATGAGTCAGCTGTTTATCCCCGGGATGGTCGATCCGGCGACCGGCGCGCCGCAAGCGCCCCCACCGGACACGAAATACATCCTCGACCCGACCACGGGGCAGCTCCTCGAGATCCGGACCCCAATCACGATCACCGAGCGCCTGATGGCCCAGGGGCTGCTCGGGATCGGCCAAACGGTCAATCCCGCCGGGCGGAAGGCGGCGGGGGACAGTGCGCCGAAAACGGAGATGAAAGACGGGGGGACGCGGCCCGTGACCACCGAGAGCGCCCAGTCCTAAGATGTCACGTCGATTCCACTTCAGCTCGTCGCGGTCCGACATCATCACGGAATTGACCAGTAACCCCAAGGCGCTCTTGGCCTGCCTCGAGTACCTCCGGGATTCCCGCTACACCGGCCAGATCTTGATCGACTTCCACCAGGGGCGTGCCAAGTTTGTGGCGTTCCCGTCCGTCCAGCGCCTTGAGCTGGTCCCCGATCCGAAGCACAAATCCCCGCCCTTGCTTGACAGCTCCCTGACGGGCGCGACACTATAGACCCCAATCGGCAAGAGCAGTGCCCCCCGTCTGTGATGGGGACTCAGCACGCCCGCCGGTGAGCGTTTCCAATGGTTTGGAGCGCCCGCCGCGGGCGTTTTGCATGTACGGATGATTCCACCACCCATGCCTCGATTGAGCACCTCGGCCGCCGACAAACGCGAGAACGACGAATTCGAGGCCCGCGATGACATCCGCACCTTGGGCCGCGCGGAGGAGATCCGCACGAACAAACGGCGCATGTCGCGCGCCGAACGGATGGCGAAGAAGGACCTGAAGTCCGCCCAGCGCACCTCACGGTCGCTCACGGGGAGGCGGTAATGCCGCCCAGCCCCGTCGGATCCAGCGCCGACGTCGACACGCTCAATTCCCCACCGCCGACCATGGCGCTCGAGCGTCCGCCGGGGCCCCCGAACGGGATCCAGGATCTCGCCGGTCCCCCGCAGCAAGGCGCCCCGGAGGTGCCCGAGGCGTTGCGCCGCGGCGCGGAAGAGCTCGTGGAACAAATCGGGCAAGGCGTCCAGTCCCTGGCCCAATTGTTTCCGGACGCCTCGCAGGACTTCGACATCGTGATTATTGCCCTACAACAAGCGATGCAAAAAGTCTCAGCGACCGCTGGGACCCAGGCCGTCTCTCCGACAAACGCCGGACCCGGGTTTCCCGGAGGCGGATTCGGATCGGCCCCCACCCCCGTGTAGCCCGGACCCCAGGAATGGGAAGGGTAAGAGGTCAGCATGGCGATTACACCAGAGGAGAAAGCACAACGTGCACAGGCGTTTTTGACCGGGCTCGTCGCCCTCGTGCCGGAAGGTCCCGGTCGGGATCAGGCACAGGCGATCTTTGCGTCCTTGGGCACCGCTGAAACTGCCGCCGAGTACGTCGCCAGCCATGTCCTCCGTCAGGAGGATTACAGCCGGTCGATGAACGAGGGGAAGGAAGCGACGACCAAGAAGCAAAGCGAGCTCGATGCGTTGGTGACCTCGCTCCAAGGAGAACGGGGGCGATTGGACGAGTGGTGGAAGGTGAACGAACCGGTCCTCAAGGAAGCCAAAGCGTTGAAGGATGCGGGGAAGTGGCCGACGGCGACGACCCCCACGCCTGTCCCAACGGTGGTGGACCCCTTGAAGCCGGCCCCGACGCCGACACCGACCGACGCGAATCGACCGTTGACGCAGGCGGATCTCGACGCACGGCTCAAGCAGTTTGGCGAAGAAGCCCTGCCGATCATGTCGATGATTCCAAAGTTGTCACTTGAGCACTTCAAGACGTTCGAGGAAGTGCTCGATGTAGACACCTTGACGCGGCACCCCAAGCTGCCGGAGCTCGGCCTCATGGGGGTCTACAAGGAGGTCTACAAGGAGAAGCTCGACAAGATTGAAGCCGACGCGGAGACCGCCAAGATCGACGCCGCGAAGGAAGAAGGCCGGAAGGAAGCGCGCGAGGAGATCTTGAAGTCGTCGGGACCGCCGTACGCGTTCATGGGGCAGACCCCCACGGCCCCGATCGATCTGCTCGAGCAACCGGCAGACGTACAGAAAGCTGCGGTCGATGCGTCCGATCCGGCCGCCCTCGCGCAGCAGTACATGCAGAAGGTGAACGAGGTCAGTCCGGACGATGCGGGGTGGGTCGGCTAACGCCCCCCGACGGTGCGGACCGCTTGTAAGGAGACCACATGGCCGTTCTATTGACCGAGGTCAACTCCATCGCGACCAAGCAGATCATGCCGGGCGTGGTGGACCAATTCTTCAAAGCAGGTCCGCTTGTGGCCTTTGCGCGTCGTCGCTTCAACCGGCGGTGGGCGGGGCCACAGATTCAAGAGAACTACCTCTACCGACCGATGCACGGGCGGGCCTACGCCAAAGGTGGAGGGTTCAACACGGACAAGCGGCAGACCCACACGGGGATGCTGTTCACCCCGCGGTACTACTACGTCAACGTCACCGAGTTCCTCGAGGACCTCGAGGTCGAGATGGCGGGCCC